AATATCTAAGCATTCCAACTAAAACGACTACAGGAAGACCCACACAGTTTTTTGTTGACAGGCAAATAACCCCAAACTTAAAACTGTGGCCTTTGCCCGACAATGACACAGATGTAGTTATATATGACGCTTTAACACGCATGGATGATGCTGACACTTATGTAAATACGGTAGATATGCCATTTAGGTTTTATCCATGTCTTGCCGCTGGTTTAGCGTACTATATTGCTATGAAAAGAGCGCCAGAGCGTTTGCAAATACTAAAGCCTATATACGAAGAAGAAATGAACAGAGCTATGGATGAAGACCGCGATAGAGCTTCATTTAGAGTCGCACCAGACTTGAGGAACTACAGATATGTCTAAGTACGCCACAGGAAAATGGGCGTATGGTATATCTGACCGATCTGGTTTTAGGTATCGTTTGCGCGACATGCGCAAAGAATGGAACGGATTGCTGGTTGGCAAAGATGAATGGGAGCGCAAAGAGCCGCAACTGCGACCAATAAGAGCGCGACCAGACCCACAAGCCTTAAAAGACCCTAGACCAGAATCTAACTTAGAAGAGCAAAGAACTATACAATATGGCTTTAATCCTGTCGGTTATCGTGGCGATGCTTTAGGTTTTACTGGTAATAGATTAAAAGCTGAAGGGTCTGTAGGCACAGTTACTATTAACGTAAGCCCTAGTCAGGAAGACGTTGCCAACGTCACAGGTGTGTCTGGTAATGGCACTTTAGGTTCTGTCACCATACCTTCATCTTCAGCCCCAAGATTTGACAGCACATCTATTACACTAGATTCAACAACAGATACTTTTGATGAAGGATAAAACATGTCTTTACAAAGCGTAGGAATAGGAAGCAGTGCAAATGATGGCAATGGGGACACTCTTCGTTCTGGTGCCACCAAAATAAATGCGAACTTCACTGAAATATACGCGGCTATTGGCAATGGCACTACCCTTACAGATATAATAGACGGTAACGGTCTTATCGACGTTAGCTCTGGAGCCAATAAGATAGTTTTCTATTACGCTAATTTAAGCGACTTACCCAGTGCGGGTACATATCACGGCGCTGTGGCGCATGTTCACGCGACAGGCGGATTATATTTCGCGCACGGTGGCGCATGGATTAGGTTAAACGATGAAACAACTGGTCCTGTTACTCAGTATACTGCGGGTGTAAACGGATCGACTGCTTATACATTTACTGGCCCCGGAGCCACATCTGGAAACAACCCAAACTTTACTTTCTACAAAGGCCACACGTATCTTATAAATAATACGGCTAACGTAAGCAGTCATCCTTTGCAGATAAGAGTATCGTCAGGTGGCTCTGCTTTTACAACGGGGGTCACTGACAACTATAACTCAACGTCCGGGTTAACACAGTTTATTGTTCCCCATGAACCCTCTGACAGTTCTTTAGTCTATCAATGCACCAACCACAGCGGTATGGTCGGAAACATAACAATAGTGTGACACCATAGGTGAACAAATGAGCTATACATACACAACGCTAAAAACCGCGATAAAAGATTATACAGAGAATGACGAACCTACGTTTGTCAGGAACCTGCCCGTATTTATTAAAAATTCTGAAGAACGAATTTTAAAAAACGTTCAACTTAGTCTTTTTAGAAAAAATGCAACAGGAGTTATGTCCGATACAAGCAAGTATTTAGCCGTTCCATCTGATTTTCTAGCGCCGTTTTCCTTGTCATACACTTCAAGTAACGAAGAAATATTTGTTGACTTTAAAGACCCTGACTTTGTTCAATCATTTAACCCTAACCCTGCAACAAAAGGGTTGCCTAGATTTTATGCGCAATTTGACGTGGATAATTTTATTTTAGGGCCAAGCCCCAACAGTGATTTTTCCGCAGAATTACACTACTTTTACCGTCCAGCCAGCATAACATCTAGCCATTTTGTTATAACTCTTTCCAACGTCAACGGAACGTTCACAACTTCGGATACCGTTACAGGTTCAACCAGCTTGCAGTCTTCAAAAGTCACTTCTATTACAAACGCTAGTACATTGAGTGTAGTAATACCCGCAGGAGATTTTGTTGTGGGGGAAACGTTAACAGGAAGCTCTAGTGGGGCTACTGGTACACTGGCAACAATAGGTTCGGACGGCACTGAGACTTGGCTTAGTGAAAATGCTGAAGTCGCGTTGTTGTACGGTAGTTTGATGGAAGCGTATATATTTATGAAGGGTGAACCCGACTTGCAACAAATATATGAAAAACGTTTTGGGGAAGCTATAATGGGCTTAAAATCTTTGGGCGAGTCAAAAGAAGTTACAGATGAATACCGTACTGGGATGATTATAAGAGGGAAACAGTGATGAACATGCCATTTGAAATGTCTGTTGGTAGTGTTGGGGTTAAGACTACTAATAACCGAGGCTTCACCCCTGAAGAAGTTGCGGAATTGTGCGTTGATAGGTTAATGATCGTATCAAATGACGCGCCGCCAGCTATAAGAGATCAAGCCTTGGCTCACAAGGAACGTATGAAGGCTGTAATTGCAGTCTACATGAAACAGGCTATCCAAAGCGATAGAACTACTGTATATAATGCAATCAGTGATGCTGGTCATAAAAAACTAGCCGAATATATAAGGAAAATGTAAATGGCATTCTCAGGAAACTTTATGTGTACCTCTTTCAAAGTTGAAGTTTTGAAGGGTGTCCACAATTTCACAGGGGCGTCTAACGTGTTTAAACTGGCGCTGTACACCAACAGCGCAAGTTTCAATGCGGCTACCACTGCGTACACTTCTGGCAATGAGGTTAGTGGTACAAACTACACTGCTAAAGGTAATGCTGTAACTACAGTTACTCCTGTCGCTTCTGGCACAACGGCTCTTGTAGATATGAACAATGTTGTATTTAGCAACGTGTCTATTTCTGCTGTTCGCGGAGCGTTGATTTACAATGAAGCCGCTTCAGGTGATCCAACGGTATGTGTGCTTGACTTCGGTTCTGACAAGGCTGCAAGTGCAGGTGACTTTACAGTAGTGATGCCAACCGCAGACGCGAGTAACGCTATTATCCGCATCGCCTAAGTAAAGGGATAACCCATGCCACTACCTTTTTCTGGCTGGGGCCGTGGCGGTTGGAGTTCTGGCTCTTGGAATAGCTTACAAGTAGGTGTATCCGTTACAGGCGTAGCGGGTACAGGGGCTGTTGGTAGCGTAAGCACTACCAGTGGTGTTACTCAACCTGTCACGGGTATAGCGGGTACAGGGTCAGTAGGTTCTGTAACGATTATTGGCGCTGCTGAAATAGCAGCTACAGGTTTATCATCTACGGGAAATGTTGGCTCTGTAACGGTTATTGGAGTCGCAAACTTAACTGCTACAGGTATAACAGGCACTGGGTCCGTGGGGTCAGTGACCACTACGGGCGTAGCTAACCTAACTGCTACGGGTATAGCTGGTACAGGGTCAGTAGGCTCTGTAACGGTCATTGGCGCAGCTAATATAACAGCTACAGGTATAGCTGGTACGGGGGCCGTAGGGTCAGTGACCACTACAGCCGCAGCTAATATAACAGCTACAGGAGTTAGCGGCACATCTGCGCTTAACACTGTTGTAACTGAGTCTGATGGTAATCTTACGGTACTGGGCCTTAATTCTGTTGGGTCAGTCGGTGCAACCTCTGTATCATCAAACTCAGTAATTCCTGTAACGGGTGTTTCTGGAACAGGTTCAGTAGGTGCCTCTACATCTAGAGTTGGTATTAACGCCAACATAACAAGTGGTGTGGTAGGTACAGGCTCGACAGGTAGCGTTACAATAGACCTAACGGCTAACATACCCGCAACAGGGGTCACAGGTACAGGCGCAGTAGGTAGTGTAACTCAAACGAGTTCTGTAAACCAATTAGCAACAGGTGTTACAGGTACAGGCGCAGCAGGCACCGTTAGCGTAAACCAAGCATTTGCCGTAACGGGCTTGTCGGCTACTGGAGCAATAGGCACCGTTAGTGTAAACCAAGCATTTGCTGTTATAGGCGTAGCAGGTACAGGCGCAGCAGGCACCGTTAGCGTAAATCAAGAATTTGCTGTAACAGGTTTATCTGGCACTGGGGCAATAGGTACGACAAGTAATACCAGCGGCGTAGATCAGACTGTAAATGGTGTATCGGGTACAGGTGCTTCTGGTTCGGTAACGGTAAGCGCCAAGGCTAATACTACTGCAACAGGAGTATCTGGCACTGGCGCGGTAGGCAGCATAACGCAGACAAGCTCCGCAAATATATCTGTTACAGGAGTATCTGGTACGGGTGGCGTTGGCTCAACAACTGCTACAACGGTATCAAACATTAGTGTTACTGGTGTAGCAGGAACAGGCGCGGTAGGGGCTACAACCTGTGCGTTTGGTTATGCTGTAACAGGTGTTTCTGCTACAGGTTCAGTGGGTTCTGTTACTACAGGTTCA